GCGGTTGGCTTCCAGCGCGACCGGGTCGAGTGTGATGCGCGTGGCATTGCCATCGGTCTTGATGTCGGACGCCAGCAACCGGCCTTCGGTCAGCACGGTGGTCGTCGGCATACCGACCTGGGTTTCGCGGATCTGCACGATCACCGGCGCTGATCCCCCTTTGGTGGTGAACCACAACTCCAGCCCGCCGATGGTGCGGCGCTCGGGCAGCGTGAAGGTCTGGGCCAGCGGGTCCCAGCGGCGCACCACGGTGGTGAGGATGCGACGACGGGTCTCAAGGACGATCTGGCCGCGCCCGACATAGGTCGCCGAGCCATAGCTGCCGCCCGCACCGAGAAACTCCACCAGCTTCGCCCCTGCGGGAATCGCCTGCGGGATCTGGAAGCTGCCAGTGAGCAAGCCCGAAGCATTGGCTGCGGTGTCCGCCGGCTGGCTGATCCCGATGCCATCAAAGCGCAGCTCACTGAGTGGCTCACTCGGCCCAAATCCGGTGACGGTATAGGCCACATTGAGGCTGCGCAGAAACTGCGCTTCCTCAGCCGAAGAGGCCAGCACCTGCTCCGAGCGACGGGTTTCGACCACCTGCTCAAGCACACCGCTGCCGGTGATCAGGCGTTCAGTGACGTCCGACGCCCAGGTGGTGTTGGTGACGGTGAACTGATCGACCGCCGGATTGAGCATCACCCGGGCCGGCACCGGATCAAAGGCCTGGTAGGGGTTGATCTTCATCGATCCGGTGCGCGCCAGTTGCTCGATCACCGGGGTCAGGGTGTAGTCCAGGGTCAGCAGCGCATTGCCGTTGTCCTTCGCGTGCTGGGCGGAGGCCGTGATCGGCAGCGTCAGCACGCCGGCCACAATCGCGCCGGTTTGCGCCGCGCCCTGGTCCCGCAGGTCGTCATCGAGGAAGTTGTCGACGAAGAGGCCCTTCTTGGCGGCGGGCTCGCGGATGTTGGCATCCACGCGCAGGCGCTCCAATGCCATCAGGTCGTAGAGATCGGCGATCTGTCGCTGCATCGCCGTGAGTTCCGAAACCTTGATGGTGCGGATCGCCACATTCCTGACCTCGGGTGTAGAGCCGCTGCGCCAGTCGTAGGCAATCTCGGCCAAGGCCAGACGCGAGGCCGGCACCGTGGGGGCGACCGGATTGCGCACTTGGCTGATGCCCTTGATGCGCTCGACCTGGCCATCGGCGGTCAAAGCCAGCAGATCGACGCGCGGCAGCTTCCACTGGTAGTCGATGTACATCGTGGAGCCCTGCACGACCCCGGTCACCTTGAAGCCGGTGTCGGTCAGGTTGGTCGGCGTGATGCTGGCGATGTACTGGTAGGTGACCTGGTAGCTTGATCCCGGGGCAGGTTCCGCACCCCCAGGTGACCAGTCAATCTCGTCGCCGACGACCTTGTAGTCGGTACCCTGAGCGTAGATCGTGCCGCCTTGCTTGACCTCCAGCACCGCCACGACCGTCGGCTCGGTGAGAACATCCCGGGTGCCGGTGAAGGCGCCGTGCACAACGGTCTCGGTCTTCTGTTGGGTGACCTTGATGTCGATCACCTGGGCCAGCGGCGGCCGATTGATCGTGACCACCATGGAGCCATCGCCGCTGTCGTTGAAGACCTGCGGTTCCGAGGACACGCGCTGCAGATCGGGATCGATGGGCAGACGCAACCGTTGCGACTGGCTGCGTTCGACCTTGAAGCCGTCGATGTTGGCGCGGCCTTCTGCCACGGAGAAGATGTGCTCTTGGGCATCGGCATCGGTGCTGAGGAATCGGACACCCAACCCCTCGGTGACGTAGTGGCCGTTGGCGTCATAGTCGTAACGTGCCAGGCTCGCAATCACGCCATCGAGCACCGGCGGCTGGCGGCGGTTCTCAAGGATGCCGTTGTCCAGCGCGTAAACAGCGTGGAAGTCACCGGGCTGACCGTCACTGGTGCCGGCACCTTCCCAGCCCCAGGCGAGGGTCTCCTGCAGACGCCCGGCCCCCGGCTCCTGGTAGTTGCGCACGCCCACCGCCAGCTCGCGCAGGTTGAGGTCTTCGAGTTCGGTGACGGTACGGGTGGTGAAGCGCACACCCACGGCAATGCGGCCGGTGGTGGGGACAGTGAAACTCGCAGCCGGGACCTCACGCACCGCGCCGCGCAGATAGACGCGGCCGGCTTCCAGCGTCACGAGGCCGGCATCAGCCTCGATCTGCAGGTTGGCGCCAGTGACGATATCGCCGTCCTTCAGCAGCGCATCGGCCACACCCTGCAGGCGGTGGATCAGGGTCGCCTGAATCTCGTTGAGTTCTCTGGACTGCAGGCCGTCGCCGGCACGGAACAAGAGCTGGGTGTAGTGCTTGGCCGGGTCAAACAGGTTGTAGTAACGCTCGATCATGGGTGGCCTCGCTTAAAACGTGACGACGAATTCAAAGGTCTCGCGCGTGCTGGGCTGGCGCACGATGGGCACCGAGTTCTGCAGCACGAGAAGGATTCCAGGCTCAACAATCTGCGCCGGAATGAAAAATTTCTGCCCGAGGGGTAACTCGGGATTGGTCTGGGTGCCGACGAAGAGGCCTTGCTCGCGCACCACGCTGGTGGCGGCATCCTCGAAGTCGAAGCGCACCCGGATGAAGAGGTGGTTGGTGGGCTCGGTCACCAGGCGGTAGCGCCCGGTCGGCACCACGATCTCGCCGTCGGGGTCGACAGCGACGAAATGCACCTCATCAACCACTCGGCGACCGACCTCGCGCAGGAGCGCCGTCTGGCCAATCGGCTCGGGGGGATGCGAGACCTTGAAGTGGACGGTGACATCACCCTGTTCAGGGATGCTGCTATCGGGCAGACGCCGGATCACACCCTCGCGGGCATTGGCGCTGTAGTCGATGTCCAAGGCGTAATCGGTCTGGTCATCGAGCGTGGTGACGCGGATGTCGGCCAGGTGCGTAAAACCCAGCTCGATCACCCCCGCCTCATCAAAAGGGGTGCTGATCGCCTTGGTGGTGTCCCACAAGGGATCGCCCTCGCCCAGGGCGAGGTGCAGGGTTTGTTCTTTGATCGCGGCGGCAAGGGCTGCGCGACCGCTGGCAGTCAGAATCGCCATCGGGTGCTCCAGGAAATGAATGGGGTCAAAAAATCAGGACTGCGAGGTGTGGGCGCTGCCAATCTGCTCGCGGGTGTCGGTCCAGCTCGAGGTCGGCCAGCGCACGCCGGTCCAGGTCTGGCCGCTCCAGGTGGCGCGGGCGCTGGCCAAGGCCATACGCGAGAGCGCAGCCTGCGTGTGGGTGTTGCGCTCCGTGCTTCGGGTCAGTAGCCGTTGCAGGCTGGCAGCAGAGCCGGCGAATTCGTATGGCACGACATCGGTGAAGCCTGAGAACGCCAGGCGCATTTCGGTCAGGGTGCGCCATTCGACCTCCGCCAGATCACCCAAGGAGAGATCGCCCAGGGTGGGCAGCGAGCGGATACGAAGCAGCGCTCGCCGGGGTGTACGGGTATTGACCTCGCCGAGTACGACCTCCGAGAGCACCACCTGGGCTCGCTGGTACAGCCGTGGCCGCCAGCCAGCCGCATCAGGCAGAGCTGGATTGCCTCGGGTGTGATCACGCCGCACAAAACCCCGGTCCAGGCTGGGCACCGATTCGCCCAAGGCCCACATCCCCAACGACTGATCGGCACGGGCCTGGACACGATGGACAGCGAGATGGTCGCGATGGGCCTGCAGACTCAGGGTTGGCACGACCAAGTCAGCCGGGTGGTCACGAAGGCTGCGCTCCAGCACTTCAACGCGGATCAGGCGATGCGGTGTGGAGGAGAGCTTGTCACGGCCACCGAGGGTGATCGCCTGCCCCTCTTCACGCCAGGCAAAGCGCGGCAGGTTGGCATTGATGTCACCCAGGGGTGTGCTGTCGGAGGGCACCACCATCGCCCGTGCGAAGCGACGCTCAGGCAGTAAAGACTGTGCATCCGGCAGGCCCAGCGCATTAGCCAGCGTGAAGAGGTGCGAGTGGAGGATCTCCTCGTTGCGCGTATGCCCGGGGTCACCCAGGGCCGAGAAGTCGAGCAGATACCGGTCGATCAACCTCGCCACGGCAAAGCGCACCGCTTCGCGGGCCGGTATCAAGGCGATGTCCTGCGCTGGCTGCGCAAATTTGCGCACCCGGCCAAACGACAGCTTGGTCTGCCCGTCACGCCAGAACACGCCGCTGTGATCTGACAACAGCGCCTCCCCGAGTCGGCTCTCATCGAGCACCACCCGGCGCAGGTCATGGCCGTGGTAGATCCGTGACAGGCGGCTTCGGGCCGGTGCCGACAGTCGGGCAATGGCGATCAGGTTGGCAATCGCCGTGTCGCTGTCGAGCACCTGCCCCGGATCGAGCTGGAACTCGGCGAAGTGAACACCGGGCGGTTCCTGTTCGACCGAGGCGCGCATCCTGATCCAGGACAAGGCAGTCGATAGCGCAGCCGGCGTGCCGCGCAGGCGCTGCCACAGAATCCCTTCGGCAATCGCCTGTCTTGGCTCCGGCAAATACGGCAGCAACTCACCCAGTCCGTACTCCCAGATCAGCCAGGGCAAGAGCAGATCAGTCGGATCGGTCTTGAACTGGCGGATCGCATCCGCCGGCAGGGCCAATCGGAACAGCGAATCGTTGGACAGGGAAAGTGCTTGCTCCAGCGGTGTGGCATTGGCGGGCAGCAGATGGTCAGCAGTCATGTGCCCTCCAGCGCAGAACGGCGGGCGCTATCGGTCCCGCCCCGCAAATTCCAGATTCAGATGCATCAGCCGCACCGCCTGGTTGGCGTTGGCACGGATATCGGTCGTGGGTGAATGCAGCTCGACCTTGTGCAGGCCGGGGCGCTGCAACTCGCCAATCACCCAGGATGGTGTCAGATCCCAGCCCAGCCCCGACTGCGCCGCCAGTGCGTCCTTGAAATGGGGGGCGATGGCCTCGAAGGCGGCCATCGGCGTGTCGGGGTACAGCCAGATGCGGGCGGTGACGGTGACGGGAATCAATTCGGCGGGTACCACCTCGACGGTGTCGGTGAGCACCCGGATGTCGTCGCGCAGCACCACCGCGCGGACGGCATCGAGCACCGTATCCGGGACGGTATCTGCTTCGCCCTTGGCCAGCACGCTGATGCGCACCCGCCCGGGTTCGGGGCTGTCGACCTCGACATCGGCGACGTCGGGGGAAGCCGAGAGCGCCCAGTAGCGGTAGTGCGCAGCCCCACCGGCATTGGCAAAGCCGATGATGCGTTGACGGGTGCGCAGCCGCAGCGCCTCGTCGTTCTCGTTGTTCAAGCGAGCCACCCCGTAGAAGGCCGCGAGGTGATCCAGATCGCTGCCGGTGGCAAAAGCCAAGAGGGAGGCTTTGGCAGCAGCATTAATTCGGTTTCTCAGCAGCACCTCCCGGTAGGCCGCCACTTCCAGGAGCTTCACCGCCGGGTCCGAGGCCAGGAGCGCGGAATAGTCGGGGTAGCGCGATTGAAACTCGGTTTGCAGTTGCGAGAAGATCGTCTCGAAGGACAAGGGCTCGATCACCGCCGGCGTGGGCAGGCTCGCCAGATCACTGAGCGTGGTCATTCATACCTCCAGTCCGGTGAGTAGGGTGGCTTTGCCGTCCGGTAAATAGATGCCCTCCAGATCGAGCACGACTTGCCCGACCGTGGCCGACGCAATGCGCACGCGGGAGAGCTTGAAACGCGGCTCCCAGCGCGCCAGCGCCTCGGCGGTGGCTGAATACAGGTCCATGGCCAACCTCGGCGTCATGGGGTTGTCGACCAGAGCTGGCAGGCGCGAGCCATAGTCACGTCGCATCACGCGGGTGCCGATGCGGGTGGTCAGGATGTCGCGGATGCTCTGGCGCAGGTGATCAATGCCAGCCAGGGGCTGGCCGGTTTGGGCGTTGATTCCAAGCATCGTTGATTACCCTGCATAGACATTCGGTGACCCTTGGGCCACGCTTGAGCCACAGGCCACCGGATCACCGATCCGTCCGACCGCCTGTCCCTCGGCAAAGACCGAAGCGCTGCCTTCCGCCAGCACGCTGGCGTGGCAGGCGGGACCACAGCAGTGGGTCGCCCAAGCATCCCCTACCCGGTGCACCGCGATGCCATTGATGAACACCGAGGCCGCCGCCGAGGTACTGGGGCGTGCCGGAAAGCAACCATGGCCGGTGCATTGGTCGCCCAAGCGCGTGATTGCTGGCATGGCAACCTCCTTCAGTTCAGGTCAATCCGGGGCGCTGTCAGCCTTGCTCCCTGATCGCTGAGCTCCAGTTTGGTAGCACCAATCTCCAGCACGATCTTGCCGCCCACCGGTACCGCCAAGCGCCAGTGGTGCTGGGCGCGGTCGTACTCCATCACCGCTCCATCCTTGAACAGGGTGCGCGAGATGTCCTCCGAGTCGGCCGGAGCCGGATGGTCTGCTCGGTAGATCGAACCCACCACCACGCCCTGATTGAGATCGCCACCGGGGGCAACCAGCAGCACCTGCTCACCCGGCTCGGGCGGATGCCAGGTCCGATCCGGTCCGGCGCGCAGCGTCGCAAAGGGCAACCAGCCGGTGGTGATGGGGCCGGCCTGCACCCGCACGCGGGCACGCACCGTGTCGAGCGCTACCACCTGGCCCATCAGCGCCACATTGCTGATACGCCGCTCGGCCTCGGTCATGTCCTGGTGAAGGTTGCGCTCGCTCATGAACTTGGCTCCCGGTAGTGGGTACCAACCGGCTGATAGCTGTGCTCATGGCTGACGCCAATTTCCGGCACCCAACTCACCAACACCTGCAGGGGCAGCACCCCGTCATCGATCACGGGCTTGGTCCAGTAGCTGACTTCGAATGACAGACGGACCGCCAGCACCGGCGTGTCGCCCTCTCCGCCCTGATCGACTTCAGTACGGGTCAGGCGGGTGCCTTCGACCAACAGCCCCAGGGTTTCGTCCGCATCCAGGATGGCCTCCACGGCCTGCGCCAGCACATCCGCTTCTTCGGCTGCGATCTCGCCGCTGGCGATGATCTCGACCGACAGCTCCAATTTGCGATAGCGCAGGCCGGGATCGGCGTTCGGTTGATCCTCGATACGCTCGTCGCGGGTGTAGATCAGGATGGCGGGCAGTTTGGCAGTAAACAGCGGGGTGCTGCGGTGGATGCTGATGCGAGCCGGCGTGATGCGAGCATCCACCTTGGGCAAAGCCTCGATGAGTCGCGCGGCCACCGCCTCACGGATCAGGGTGCGAGGATGCTTCATGGCCGCCCCCTTTGTGTAGCACCAGTTTCAAAATGCCGTGCCCATCGGGGCGCACCTCGACGATTAGGTAGAGCACACCTTGCACCGTCACGGCATCGCCCTCGGTCGGGGTGGCTGGCAAGTCGGCCTGCCGCACCTCCAGTACCGGCTGGATCATGGACACCGGCACTCCCGTGCTCGTATCCACCTCCTGGTGTGCAGCGGTGAACACGCCCCGGCCCGGTAGCGCCTCGGCTTGTCCCTCAAGGTGAAACACCACCGGCTCACCGAAGGTGGTGAGCACGATGGCGGACATCGCCCGGGTCAGGTCACCAAAGACGGTCATGGCCACCTCTCATCACGATCACCAGCCATTACTGGAGAAGAGCCGCACGGTCAGCGCCGGGCGCTTCACGATGGGCAGCGGATTCGACTGGGTGTAGATATCCACGCCGGTGCCGTTGGGGCGGGCCAGCTGGTGGGCGTAGAGCTCCTGGCCGTAGGTACCGACCGCTTCCATCAGGTTCGCCGGGGCAAAGTAAGTGCGGAAGGTGTCGAGCGTGCCCAGTGGGAAGGCCACCCCTTCGCGCGGTGGGATCAGGCGCACCGATGTACCGTTGGCCAGCGTCACCGTGCCGAAATACTCTTCGAACAGGATGGAGCCGAATCGGAAACCCCGGCGCACATCGTCTCTGAGTGGGTTGGTTCCAGCGGTGCCCTGGTAGAAGGTGTAGGCCTCCTTGACAGTCTTGTGCTTGACCAGGGCATCGAAGAACTCGGGGCTGACCAGCGCGTGAATCGTGGTCATCATCTCGCCCTTCAAGTTCTCCTCGATGTGCCGGGCCACTTGGGTGCAGTGGATGACCATGTCCTCGGTACCACCGAACACGAAATCCACCTCGGGCTTCTGGATGTTGAACTCGTCGTGCCAGTCGTAGAGGGTGTTGCCGGCCCCGTCCTTGGTGATGCCCAAGAGCGCATTGACGCGCATGTACTCCAGCGTCTGTGCGTGCTTGGCGCGCATCCGGGCGAGCTTGCGGGTCATCACGGTCACGAGTGGGTCTTCACCAGCGGCCAGACCCAGCCCACGGATGCCCTGGATCTCCTCGGGCAGCACCACGTCGTTGTGCGGGATGTGGGGCACGGCAAACGAGCGCACCGAACGCTTGTCAGTGGTGCCCACCGTCGCCGGAGCCCCGGGCGCCACAGCCGGCAGCAAACGCAGCTCGCCCTCGATGGACTCGATGGTGACGTTGCGTTGGGAAATCGGCTCGGGGGCAAACAGCCCCAGCTGGCCGACCCGGCCATAAGGGTTGGGCAGCATCTGGATGGCGGCCGACATCTCGGCCAGCGTGAAGCCGCCGGCATCAAAAGGATTGACGATCACGGTCATATCAAGACTCCTGAGAAATATGGTCAGGCGACCGGACGCACCACGATGCCGTGGGCAGCCAGTTGCTGGTGTTTGAGGGATTGGGCGGCGGCGTCCGCCACAGAGGCGTCAAAGGCCAAGGCGCGGTCAGCGACGATGACCTGACCACGGGCGAGCACCACCGCCTGGGTGTCGGTGTCACTGGCGGCGACTGGGTGGAGCAGCACGGCGCAAGCGATCTCAGCGCCTTCCAGCCCTGTGGTGGAGGTCGCTGGTGACAGGGCATAGACGCCCGTGGCGGTGATGCGGCCGAGCACGGAACCCAAGGGATAGGCGGTACCGGCCTTCAGGGTCACGGTCTCGCGGGTGTAGTCCGGGTCGGACTCGCGCTTGACCAGATCACCGAGGGTCGCTGGAGAAATCAAAGGTGTGCTCATTTACGGGCTCCATAGGCTTGGGCCGCCTTGACCAGCGGGCTGTCAGCGACGGATTGGGGTTTGGTAGAGGCAGGTGCCGGTGCTTCGGCCAAGATGTCTTGCGCCACATCACGCTCAGTGGCCTGCTGAAGGACTGACTGGCGCAGCGCATCCGGGGTGACGCCACGGGCAAGGGCCTGGGCCGGATCGACCGTGACACCGAGGCGTTTGGCTTGGGCGGCGATCTCGGTGAGCTCCACGAGTTGGCGGCGCAGTCGCTGCTCGACCTGGGCGGTAATGGCCGCCTCATCGAGGGGCGGCGGGGTCTGCGGTGACTGCGCCGGGGTCGGTGTGCTGTTCTCTTCGGTGTCGTCCACCGGCGTAACGGGGTTGTGATCATTCATGGAGATCTCCTTCGGGAAGGGTTGGGATCGGGTGGTGGTGCGAGCGGCCGACAGTGCGGCGGCCTTGTTGCGCAGGCTGCGGCCGGCAGACATAGCGAGCTGCCTTTGCAGAGCGGCCAGCACCTCTGAACGGGTGCCGATCTGATCGGCTAGGCCCGCCTGAATGGCAGCCTCACCGCGATAGACGCGGGCCTCGGTGTCGCGGATGGCCTCCACCTTCAGGCGGCGAAACCCCGCGACCAGGCTGATGAACTGCTCATGGAGCTGATCGATGTCGGCCTGGATGTCGGCAGCGACCGGCGCAGGCAGTGGTGAGTGCGGATGGCCATCGACCTTGTGGGCGCCAGCGTGCAGGAAGGTGTAATGCAGACCGGCTTTGGCATCGGCCACCGACTCATCGACGTGTACCGCGACCACCCCGATGGAGCCCACCTCGGCAGTGCGGGTGAGCCACAGGCGGTCAGCGACACAGGCAATCGCGTAGGCGGCCGAGAGTGCGGCTTCATCGGCGATGGCCCACAGCGGTTTGCCGGAGGTCTGCGCAAGACTCCGCAATCGCTGGGCCAGATCGAACACACCACCGGCTTCGCCGCCGCTGGAGTCAATCTCAAGGAGCACGGCCTTGACCATCGGGTCGGCAAAGGCCTGTTCGGCCATGGCCTCGATGTCGTGGTAGCTGGTCAGACCACTGGCGGCGCCGATATACGAAGAGCGCCGCACCAGGGTGCCGAGGACCGGGAGGATGGCGATGCCCTCTTGGATCTGGAGGCCACCGGTCATGCCGGAATCGACGTTGGCCGGCGGTGGTGTGGCCAGCGCGTCGCCTGCGAGCTTTCTGGCCACCACGCCAAGGATCACTTCAAGTTTGGGGCGCGCAATCAGGAGCGGCGTCCCGTAAAGGCGGGACGCTAGGTATGGCAAATCAGTCATCGGGATTCCTCAGTTCGAGGGTGGAGGCACAGGCTCACGCCCAAAGCGCAGCCCCAGGCTGTCCTCGCGCCGGTGATCACCGGCGATCTCGGCATCGACCATCGCGGCGTCGAAGCCCCGCTCGGCAACCGCCTGGGTGCGCGACTTGAGCCCGGCCTCGATAGCGTTGATCTCGGCGCGGATGTCTTTCAGGGGATCGACCCAGTCCCAGCGTGGCGGCAGCCAGCTGCAGTCCAGATAGTCGGCGCGGCGGTGTTCGTAGTCCGGCAGGTCCAGGGCGCCCGAGAGCACGGCGGTATCCATCCATCTGGCCCACACCGCCCGGCACAGTTGGAACACCAGAACCGAATGCTGGAAGGCTTCGATGCGCCGGCGAAACTCCAGGAGTGCCGCACGGGTGTTCGAATAGTTGGCCTTCAACATATCGGCTGACAGGTTGGCGTAGGGCAAGCCCAGGGCAGCAGCCACCTGCAAGAGTGTTCGGTACTGGAAGCTCTCGTAGTTGCCGCCGACATCGGCCGGTGTCGAGAAGGTGATGTCCTCGCCGTCGTCCAGGATCTGCAACTGGCCGGGTTCAAGGGGTAGCAGCGGTTCGCCCCGGTCGTCGGTTTCGCCACCGTTATCGAAGTCGCGCTCGGGCCGGCGCACGAAGCCGACGAACATCGCTGCGACCTTCTTGCGGTCCAGTTCGGCGTCGTCGTACTGGTCGAGCAGGAACAGCTTCACCAATGCTGGCGAGAAGCGCGAGACGCCGCGCAACTGCCCGGCATCGACCGGATCGACAATGTGGAGCACGGATTCCGCCGGCACGCGCACCGTCTCCCCGACCAATCCCGGGTCGGTGATGTCGCCTGGGTGGCGGCGCAGGAAGTGATAAGCGACGCGTCGACCGATGCGGTCGAACTCGATGCCTTGACGGATACGGTGCCCGTTCTCCAACTGCTGGTTGTGGTTCAAGGGCAGCATCTCGGCCGGCAGCATCTGCAACTGCAGCGGAACTGACAGTCCATCCTCTGGCCGGCGCGGCCGGATGCGGAAGAACACTTCACCCGCGATGAAGAGCTCGCGGGCCGCGCGGCGTTGCTGACCATAGAAATCGGTCAGCCCCTCAGCATCCGACTCATCGGTCCAGCGCAGCCACAGGCGTTGCACCCGCTCCTTGAGCACCGCGTCGGCAATCCCGGACGAGGGCTTGATGCCGGTGCCCACCGCATTGCCCGCCCAGGACTCGACCGCATTGGCGGCGTAGCCGTTGTTGCGGATGAGGTACCGGGCACGAGCAGTCATGTCGGCCCCGGCTGCCTGGATCAGCGTGTTGACGTGCGCACGGCTGGGTTGAAAAGTCTTCAGGCGGCGGGCGGACAAGCCGCCCTCGAAGCCACCGATCATCGCGCCGACCTTTCTGCCAAGTTTCTGGCGCAGGTTCTGGAAGGCCTTCATCACAACCCCTTCCCGGCATAGGTGCGGATACGTCGGGCGCGCGGACGGCCTTCGGCTTGGGCGATCTCGCGGTCAAGGTCATGGAGGGCCGACTGCAGTTCGGCGTCCGACTTGTAGGTGACCCACTTGTCGCCGGCCTTTACGGTGAGCACACCATTGAAGCGAGCGGCCTGCAGAGCTTCCCGCTGGGCCTTGAGTTGTTCGAGGGTCATGGAAAGCACTCCCGGCCAGCGGGAGGCTGGCGGTATCAGAGGTAGTTGGAAGAAATGGCCATACGGCGACGGCGCGGGCTGGCGGTCATCGGGGCCGAAACAGGTGTGCTCTTGCTATGGCGAGTGCTGGGCACCGGCGGCAAGGCATCAGCTCGCTTGTTCAGGTTCAGGCCCATCGACAAGAGGCCGTGTAGCGCGGCGTAGGCGTACACCCGGCAGTCCAGCGCTTCGTTCCTGCGGCCATCGGGCTTCCACCAGAAGCGCTGTGGAAAGCCTTTCACGTAGCGGGTGCGGATGCGCTCGGCGGTGAGCTGCTCGAAATACTGCGCATCCCGATCCAACGGGAAATGCAGCGCTCCGGCACCGGTTTCCTTCTTCAGCCGGGCGTAGATCGCCTCCTTGGCCGCATCCACCCCAACCGTGAAGAGATTGACCTTGCCCTTGTTCGCCTTGCTTGGCCGCTTGGGCCAGATCGGCCGTTTGCCCGAGCCACCCTTGATGGCCCAGATGCGTTTGCGCTCCCGCCCCTTGCAGAAAGCGTAAGCGGCGAGCGTGTGGTGGCCGCCGGTGTCTAGAGACGCGGCTTCGATGGTCAGGCCGTTGGCCAGGGTTTCGTGCTCGAAGCGACTGCCGAGGTAGGCGTCGAGCTTCGACCAGGTGTCCGGCGCAGATGGGTCGCCCCACAGCACCTTGTAGTCCACCGACCAGGATTCTTCGTCCCGCCCCCAGCCCACCACCTCCAGTTCGAGGCGGTCGTCCTGCACGTCGATGCCGCAGGTGAGCAGCGCGACTTCGGCAGGGATGGCCGGGCCGTAGGGCTCACGACGTTCCATCAGACCTTCAGCGTCCAAGGTCTCCCCCTCCCGGTCTTCCCAGGTCTCGGCCAGTTTGGTGTTGACCCAGACCTTCAACCGGACCGGGTCGTCCTTGGCGGCGTGGTGTTCCTGGGCGATCTCGCCCCAGGTGAGCCACGGCGAATACAGGCTCGACAGGTGAAAACCCACCGTCTTGCCATCGCCCTCGGCCTTGGCGGTCCAGCGACCTTTGTCCAGCAGTGCCGGTTTGCGGTACTCGGGATGGACACCTTCGCAGTGCGGGCAGTGCCAAGCGGCATCATTCATCTTGCCGGTCTGCCACTTGATGTCACGCCAGAGGATCTGGCTGTGCATCCCGCAGTGATAGCAGGGCACTTCGAACACCCGCTGGTCACTTTCCAGATACGCCGCCTCGATCCGCGAGAAGCCTTTCAGCGTCGGCGTTGAGCACAGATAGACCTTGCGATTGACGAAGGTGGCCGCGCGCTGCACGGCGAGCGCCACCGGATCGCCTTCGCCATCGGCGTCGCCCGGATAGCCGTCGACCTCGTCCAGAAACAGGTAGCGCACCGGCATCGAGCGCAGACCCACCGCCGAGTTGGCGCCGGTCATGATCAGCACGCCACCGGGGAACTCTTTCATCAGCTGGGTGTTGCCGGAATCCCGGCTTCTCGGGTCCTTTACTCGGCTGGCCAGTTCGGGGCTGGCTTCGATCAGGGCATCGACCCGTTGCTTGGAGACGCGCTTGGCGCCTTCGACGGTCGGCTGCACCAGCAGCATCGGCCCCGGGGCGTGGTGGATGACGTAGCCCAGCCAGTTCAATCCAGCTTCAGTTTTGCCAATCTGCGCCCCGGCCATCAACACCACGCGCTCGACGCGCGAGGTGGCCGACAGCGTCTCCATCACCGCCTTGAGATACGGCGTGCGACTGGTTGACCAGCGTCCGGGTTCTGCGGAAGCCACTGACGAGAGCATCCGGTGGCGGTTGGCCCAGTCATCGACGGTGAGGATCGGGTCAGGGGCCAGGCCCCGTTTCCAGGCGGCGTCAACGAGGGATTCAACAGTCTCCAGCACACGCCACCCCGCTGAAATATTGTTCAAAAAATAAGCAGAACCCGCTTGGCTTCTGTGGCGAACAGAGCGTGAATGGACCCATCGACACACGCTTTTGAAAGGAGCACCGCCATGAGCCACCACCACCCCAACAGCCCGGAGCAGGCCCTGCTGATCGATGAGCTGCGCGACATCCAGAGCGAATTGCTCGATGCGGTGCAGCGCGCCGAATGGCTGCTCAAGCAGTCCGGATTCGACGGCGCCCGGCAGCGTGCCGAGGCTTACTGGATACCGCACATCGTGTGTGCGCTCTCACGCGATCACGGCTACCTGGGTGGCTCGATGGTGACCCTGGAGGACACCATCCAGGAGATCGCCGAGGCCTTGGGTGAAGAGGACGGCGACGACCCGGAGGCCAACCCGCTCACCGAAACCCTCGACGAAGAAATAGATGCTGAAACGCTGGAATGAGCTTGGCTTCTGCGCCGAACAGAGCGTTCATACAGACACGCCCACAGACCTAAACGGAGATCGAAATGACCCAGACCCACACCCCGACGCGCACACCTAAAACCCGCCGCAACCCTGCCCAGACACTGGATGCGCTGCTGACCCGGATCGCCCAGGAGCATCTCTTCATCGACACCCTGGAAACCCGCAACAGCGACTCGATGGACTTCCACGATGTCAGCGCCTGGGGCGTCAAAGAGGCGCTGCTCGCTGCCTACCAGGCCGGTCTGGCTGCCAGTCAGAAAGCGGTCCAGAAAGCCGCCTGAGCCCACCCACCCCTGAAGGAGAAACCACCATGAGCAACCAGATTGCCCCCATCACCGAACGCCAGCTTGACCTGATCACCCGCGCCCACTGCGATGCCAATGGCTTGATCGAGCCGCTGCTCGAACTCAAGGGCGGCGCCAAGCTGAAAATGATCGCCAGCCTTGCCAGCCGAAACCTGATCGAACAGGTCGAGGGCCAATGGCGCCTGACGCGCACGGCGATGGCCATCATCAAGGGCGACGCCAAGCCCGAGGAGGTGTTGCCCAGCCTCATGACAGCAGATGACGCCATCGAGCAAGAACCGAAGGCCATCACAACGACGGAGCCCTTGGTCACCCGTGCGAGCGAACCCACCCCTGCCGGTCGCGGCCACAGCAAGCAGGCGCTGGTGATCGAAATGCTCAAGCGCCCCGAGGGCGTGACCATTGCGCAGATCTGTGAGGCGACCGGCTGGCAGGCGCACACGGTGCGCGGCACCTTTGCCGGCGCACTCAAGAAGAAGCTGGGCCTGAACATCGTCTCCGAGAAGATCGAAGGCCCTGCCGGCACCCCGGGTGCGGGTCAGCGCCTCTACCGCATCGCCGAGGAGGTCAGCGTATGAGCACCATGACCCTCACCATCGAGCGCATCCCGCGCACCCTGACGATCAATGGCCACGCGATGATCGTAGAGGAATTGGGCGTGCGCCTGCCCTTTGCCCGCAAGCCGGTCGATCTCAATGAGGTTGGCGGTCATGGCCAGATCAAGGTCTTTGTGACGGAAACACGGACGATGACCCCAGCCGAGTTCGATGCCTTTGCGCGCAGCCTGATGGCTTCGCGGGATTGGCTGGCCGGCAAAGGGGGTGGAGCGGAAGGCGGCTACCTCTGCGTGGAGGTCACGGCACCTGATCGCCCCTACCTCTACATCAATCCCGAGGGCAGCGATTACGCCCGCTACGTGGCGCGCTTGGGCTGAGGTGAAGGGAAAGGGATCGTTGATGCTGTCGCCCAGCCCCAACTTGATCAAAAAATAGTCGATCTTCTGCTTGCTATTCCATCCGGGTAGAGCGTTCATAGACCCAACGAAACACCACCTGCAAGGAGCTCAACATGAACGCCACAACCCAGATCCCCGCCACCCAGAACGACGCCTGGGGCTTTTACGGCACGATGAACGAACAGGCCGATGCCGCTTGGCCGCTGGCCATGACCGCCATCTCGGATGCCACCTGCCAGCCGCTCGAATCGGTCCGCGCCTTCCTCGACAGCCGCCACGGCCGTCACTTTGCCGACGATGTGCAAAACGGCCTCTTTGCCGGCGCCACCCTGAGCGATGCGATTGAGCAAGCCACCCAGCGCTGGATGGGCTGGACGATTGGCCGCAGCACCAGCAAGGAGTACGGCATCCCCAAAGGTCTGCCTTACCTCACCGGCTTCGTGATCCACTGCGAGATCATTGAAGAATCCCTGGCGGCTTGAGCCATGACCCGCACGCTGCGTGCCCTGCGCTTCGATGCCAACCAGCGGCCACGCGGCTCCTGCCTGATCAATCTGGAGTGGCGCGGTCGAACGATTGCCGCCGTCACCCACCAGGAACGCCGTTACCTGCCCACTGGCAGA